GGCGACTACGACGACGATGACGAGATCAACCTCGTGGTCAGCCACGGCTCCATGGTTTCGACCATGCCGGTCGTCGACGGCCAGGTCGAACGGGTCATCAGCGTCCGGCAGATTTCCCACGCGGTGCTGCGATATTCCGAGAATACCGGCATGCTGCGGCTGGCCCGTATCCGGAAGGCGCATCAGCCCGAGATCGCGGAACTCTTCGCCTCGATCATCCTCGACAGGCGCGGCTTCTTCGACGGCGACGATGCGCAGGACCTCTATACCCTGCGCCCGGTCGAACTGGCCGGACCGGGCTTCGCCTTCGATGCCGCCTACGATCCGCTGATCGACAAGGTGCTGATCATCGAGGCGGCGGCCGACCTGATGGCGCCCGGCAAGAAGGGGTATCCTCGGGTGGTGCGCACGCTGCGGTCGCGGGATCTCGGCGGTGACGCGCTCCAGCATTTCGGCAGCACGCCGGTCTCGTTCGGCGGCGCCTGGCGGCTGGGCGAACTCGTGTTCAGGATCCTGTTCAAGGGCGACGGCAAGCGCCAGCCGCAGGTCACGGTCAAGCTGCGGCCCCCAGGCGTCGTGCAGTTCCGCCGGACCCAGCATGAGGCGCGGGTGATGAAGCTGATCGAACGGAACGGGCTGATGAATGACCGAGACGATTTTGAGGTTGTTGACGCGGCTGAGTGAGGCTGGCGACGACGCGATCCTGCCCGGCGAGCTTGCCGCGCCCTTCTTCGGTCCGGTCTTCGATCGGCTGCTGGCGAAACGTGTCCTCGTCGAACAGGCACCGCTCGCCGACTGGGAGGTCTGCGATGCCTGCGAGTGCGGGCTCCCATGTCGGCCGATCCGGAAGGTCGGCGATGCATTTCGGGCTGAGTGCCCGTTCGATCATCGACAGGACATCGAACTCACCGAAGATGATGTGCGCGTGTTCCGCATTGGTGGTGAGGCGTTGGCATCCGTGATCGGCACCGCGGCGGGATTCCGGGCGGCCCCGAAACTGGCGGCGGAGAAGGTCTGGCGGCTCGGCGACACGCCATCGGGTCGGGTGGTGTTTGTCGCATTGGAGCCCGCGGCCCTGACCGGCGACGGCATCATCGCATCGTTGCGCCAGGCGGCGCAAAGTTCGGACATCACGATCCTCGCGCCGCCGTTGCCAGCGGAGGCTGCGCGGCGACACTACGATGCGGGCTTTCATCTGATCGAAACCCTCGAGGTGCTGACGCCTGCCACAAGTGGCGTCGGCGTCGCAATCGATGTTGCGGCTCTGGCGCCGGTTCCGCTGGCGCCCGTGCTTCGCGTGCGAAGGGCAACGGCCGAGGTTCAATGGGAGGGTCGCTCCGTCATTCTGTCGCGTCAGATTTTCCCGGTGTTCGAGCGCCTGCTCGAGAAGGCGCTGTCGCGCGATCAGGTCGCCTCCCAATTCCATATCGAGGGCACCACGGCGCGGGAGGCCAAGGATCTGATCCGCGAGCTGCGCGACGCGTTCAAGGCTGCGGGGTTCACCGATGCCGAGAGCAAGACCCTGATCATGACCGTGCGCAACCGGGGCTACCGGCTCGGCGTCCCGGCCTCCGACATCGTGGTTGAAAGCTGACCAGCCGCTCTCGGTTGAACCTCGTGACTTTCGCCGCAGTTGCACCGCGACGGAGATCGACCGGCGACAATGCGGGACGTTTCTGACGTTCCCCGCATTTGCAGTATTGGCTGTCCTGAGCGGCGGCAATGCGCAGTTACTCCTTCAGGGGGTATCCGGGCCACCCGCACCGAGGCGGCCAGCATGATCCGTCTCGCCGCGTCCAAACGCGCCCTTCATCAAAAATTCACACTTCGTTAACTGGGCTGCCGCATCGGCCCGGTAGCTCGCACTCATCACTCACAAACCGGATGGGGTTTTCGATGCGCTTTTCCCGAACCAACCTGAACCGCCGTGGCTTTCTGACCACGGGCGCGGCCAGCGTGGCCACCTTCACCTCGATGCTGAGCTTTCGTGCGAATGCAAGTCCGGGGGCGGGCGAGCTCTTGATGGTGCCGGCGGAGCCGAACCCGGCGGGACGTTTCGAGCGTCTCTTCTTGCTCACGGGCGACCCTTTGGCCGGGCCGATCAATCGGATCGTGACCGAAGAGGGCAACCCGGTGCCCGCGCCGGTTCTGGAGCCGGGCACGCGGCGGGTTCTGCGCTTGATGCATTTCAACGACATGCACAATCACATCACCGATATTCATGGCAAGAAGGGCGACACGCACCGCATGTCGCAGATCGTGCAGCGGGTGAGCGCGGCGAGCGCGGCGGCGGGCGAGGACGAGATCGTTCTGCTGCTCTCGGGGGGTGACGATCACACCGGGTCGGTGTTCGACGAATTGCTGGGCTGGGCGCCCGAGGAATATGTCGCCGACGCGGGCTATCGCGTCAATTCGGCGGCGGGCGTGGATGTGGCCGTTCTGGGCAATCACGAGTTCGACCGCGGCGCCGAGATGTTGCGGATCGGCATCGAGAAGGACGCGAAATTCCCTGTGCTGACGGCGAATGTGCATGGTTCGGCGCATCTGACGCGCGACCGCGATTACGTGGCCGCCGCCGTGGGCGAGGTGAAGGGGCTGCGCATCGGGTTCGTGGGGCTGACCACGCAGGTGGACACACGCGTCGGCCAGCCGGATGATCCGAACATGCAGGTGGCCAGCCCGGTGCAGGCGATCCGCAACGTGATGCCCGCGCTCGCCGAGGTGAGCGACGTGGTGGTGATCCTGTCGCATTGCGGCTATGGCACGGGCCAGAGCCGGAGCGGCAAGGCCGGCGCGCTGCGCATGATCGGCGAGGGCGATTTCGACATTGCCGCGGCGGCGGGCGCATTGACCGACAAGCCGGTGGTTCTCATTGGCGGGCATTCGCATGACCCGTTGAACGGTGAAGGTTTGAACCCCGACAACGTGATCGAGGGCGTCTTGATCACGCAGGCCGAGGCCAACGGCAAATACCTCGGCGAGATCGCCATGTCGGTGGGGGCGGATCAGGGGCGCAAGGCCTGGTTCACCCATGTCGGGCTGCACCCCGTCAAGCCGCGCGATCAGCAGGTGGCCGAGGACGATCCGAAATTCGGCACGCTGGAACAGCCCGGCGATTACGACGCGGAGTTCGAGGCCGCGCATATCGACCCGCTGCGCGAGGCGCTCAAGGGCAAGCTGGCCGAGACCATCGGCACCGTGACGGCGGGCGACGCGGTGAGCACCGAGACGGTGATGGCCGACCGCTACGGCAGGGAAAACGCGCTGCTGAACTTCATGAACGATGCGCTGGTAGCGCGGTCTGCCGAGTTCCCCAATGGCAAGGTCGATCTGGCGCTGTTCAACGCCACGGCGATCCTGTCCGGCGTGGCCGACGGGCCGTTGTCGTTCGGTCAGTGGTATGACGTGATGCCCTATGCCGACCAGGTGCATGTGGCCGAGATGACCGGCGCGCAGATCCGCGACATGGTGCAATCGAACGCCAAGCGCATCGTGCGGGCCGAGGAAGAGGCCGAGCTTGACCTGAACGGCTTTGTCTCGCGCGGGTTCCTGCATTTCTCGGATGCACTGCGCTATCGCATCAATCCGGGGGCCGGGCCAGCCGATCGAAGAGCTGCTTGACCGCAAGTTCCGGGTGGCGATCAACACTTATATCCGGCTGGGCGCGTTTTCGGAAGCCTGGAACGGGCAGACCATCGGCGCAGGCGTGCCGGGCGAGATCGCGGGGATGGACCTGCGCGGGCTCGATTACAAGGATACCGGGCTGGTCTATCGCAACGAGATCATCGCCTTCATCCGCGAGCATGGCGGCATCAGCGCTGAGGCGGGCGCGCGGCTTGACGGGCGATTGAGCGTCGGCTGAGCGCAGGGAGCGGCGTTTGCAAAGTTTGGGCGATTTCCCGAAACCGGCCTTTCGTGTAACATGCGGCGAACGACGGCAGCGAGCCCAATGTGCAGTATGTTGCGCTGCACTCCAACGTCCGCTCGCCGGAGCGCGGACAAAATCGTGACAAAATCAAACCTGGTTTTGCCAAGGGTTTGTGGCACAAGAATTTTCAATGATTTTGGACTGAAGGTTGGAGATGCCAAAAATGACCGTTTTTGGCACGGCCACAAATTTGTCTGATCGTAGAATCAGAACTTCTTGCTTCTAGCGGGAGAAGATGCACTCTCTAGAGAGACACCCATCAGGTAAAAGGCTTCGTCCATGAAATTCACACGACTGCTTTTGACCCCTTTGCTCTTGGTAGCAACACACGCAAGTGCTGAAACAGTTTGCATTGTTTCAAACTCAATCTCGCCAATTTGCGGTCAACGCATTGATGCCCCGCCATCGCTGATTCAGGATTCTGCGGCACGTCAAGCAGATACTTATACAAACAGACCACCTTTGAAGATTTGCTCAGCCACCGACTATCCAAACTGTCCGGCCGGGACGATCTCGGAGTCTTCCGTTGAGGCCGCCGTTCGAGCCTACGATATCGTCGCGAAAGGTTCAGGTTCTTACCATGATTGTATGGATGCGGGTGGATATCATGGTGACTGCGCACATCACCTAAAGTAGGGACTTTGGTAATGCAGGGTTCGCAGGCCCAGCACTGAGCGACCCGAAGCAACAAGTAGCCTCCTGTTCGCTCGCTTAGATTTCCCCTACACGCGCCCAGAGCTAGATTCGATCAAGGTTTCGCCTCGGGATTTTGATCGGGGCGAAAACGACCGTGTTTGGCCCGCTTGTTGCTCATAAGCGGCCATTGACTCAATTGCAGAGAATTGGCGCTTTGTCCGCATCTTACCAGTTCGTACACGATGCAGCGAAGGTCAGCTATCGCAATTTGGCGTGGATGGCCTTGGGTCCGCAACGGGCTGAAACCGGCCCGTTGCACTCGCGAAATCCATGGCAGGCCCATCCGTCCACTGGGGGCACAGAATTCGCTTTGGCCTGAGCTGCGTAACCTTGGTTCAGCCTGATGGGGCGTGCGAAGGGTCTCGGCCCACAAACCCCCACTTTATTCCCACAACGTTCCCACCTACGCGCCGACCGCATCCGGCACCCTGGGCTCATCAGAAACGATGACCGAGGCGCACAGCGATGCAGATCGAACTTTCCCCCGACGACATTGAAACCATCATCCGCGAGGCCGATGCGGCGGCGCAACGGCTTCGGCGCAAGCTGAGCCTGCCGCTCTGCGAGCGCGAGGATCTGGGCCAGGACCTCCTGGTCGATCTGCTGCGCCGCTTGCCCTCCTACGATCCCTCGCGCGGCAACATCGGCGCATTCGCCAACATCGTCCTGCGCAACCAGTCCTCGCGGATCGCGATGCGTCACCACCGCCAGCGCCGCGCGCAGGGTGGCGGGCTGCTGTCGCTCGATGCGCCCTCCGGTCCGGACGACCAGCGTCCGCTCATCGAGACCATCGGTGAGGACGCGGGCCTGTCGGCCTGGCACGGTCAGGCGACCACCGCGCATGCCTTCACCGAGCAGCATCAGGCCGTGCAAACCGCGATTTCCAAGTTGCCGCTTGAGGATCGTCGCCTCTGCGCAGCGCTGGCACATCGCCCGGTTTCGGCGCTCGTCTCCGAAGGTTTCGGCAGCCGGTCCGGGCTCTACCGCCGCCTTGCCGATCTCCGCCACGTCCTCACAGCCCATGGCCTCGGTCCCGTCTGGGACGATGTGGCAGCAGCCTGAGTAGAGGGAAAAGGAGGAGATCATGTTCATGGGAACCACACCCTTCATCACGGTTCGCGCCAGCCGCCCGCTCGGGGAAATCGAGTTCTGCGCATGGATCGCCCAGGCCGTTCCCGGTGATCGGCTGGAATACCACCGCGGCTTTCTGGTGCTCGATACCTTCCCAGCGTTCTCGCATCTGCCGGATGCGCAACGCACCGAGCTCGCGAAACTCGGCGCCCGCGCCTTCTGGGCCGCCGAGCAGGGTCTCGTGCATCTCGTCCAGGAGCGCGTTGGGCCTGACCAGTTCGCCTATATCGCCGGCGCCCGGCCCAAGCCCAAAGCTGCTTTCGTCTCGCTGTCCGAGCTGTTGCTCGCCGAACAGGGTGAGCCCTGCGACGCCATCGGTTCGAGTTGCAGGGCGAACGCGTGATGCCCGCATTTCAGTCCTTTTTCACCGATCACGGAGACAATTTCATGCCATTCCCCGAGAACACCCCAACGCCGGACGACCTGCCATCCCTCAGCGCCGCTGAGATCGCGGCCCTGCCGGTCGAGTTGCTGGCGATTCTGCAGCGCGAGATTGACGAGCGCCTGAAGCGCGACAAGGCTGCCAAGACCCGCTTCGATGCCGGACTGGCTGTCCGTTATGCCACCCGCGCCGCCGAAGAACGGCAGGCTCAAGCCAAGGACACCGGCACCGTCCGGTTCGACGATGGTGATTTCACCGTGGTCGCTGATCTGCCGAAGCGGGTGGATTGGGATCAGGACCGACTGGCCGACATGGTCGCGCGGATCCGCGATGCAGGCGACGACCCTGCCGAATATGTCGATCTCTCCTTCAAGGTGCCCGAGCGCAAATACGCTGCATGGCCCGAGGCCATCCGGCAGGGTTTCGAGCCCGCGCGCACCGTCCGGCCCGGCACGCTGAAGGTCGAGATCCTCGCGCAGGGGGCTGACCAGTGAGCCTCCCCATCATAAGCGCCGACCAGCGATTGGCCGAGCCGCGCGGCATCAAGGGCTGCATCTTCGGGAAATCCGGTATTGGGAAGACTTCCCTCCTCTGGACCCTCGATCCTGACCGCACCTTGTTCATGGATCTCGAAGCGGGCGATCTCGCCATTGAGGGCTGGTCCGGTGACAGCATCCGGCCGCGGACCTGGACGGAATGCCGGGATTTCGCGGTGTTCATCGGCGGACCCAACCCGGCGCTGCGCGACGAGCAACCCTATAGCCCGGCGCATTACAATGCGGTCTGCGAACGCTTCGGAGATCCAACAGCACTCGATCGCTACGACACCATCTTCGTCGACTCGATCACTGTTGCCGGGCGGCTGTGCTTCGGCTGGTGCAAAGGCCAGCCCGAAGCGCTGTCGGAAAAGACCGGCAAGCCGGATGTGCGTGGCGCTTACGGCCTGCACGGCCGCGAGATGATCGGCTGGCTCACCCATTTGCAGCATACGCGGGCCAAGAACGTCTGGTTCGTCGGGATCCTCGACGAGAAGCTCGACGACTTCAATCGCAAGGTGTTCCGGCCGCAGATCGATGGCTCCAAGACCGGGCTCGAGCTGCCGGGGATCGTCGATGAGGTGATCACCATGGCGGAACTGAAGGCCGACGGCGGCGATCCGTATCGCGCCTTTGTCTGCCAGACGATCAACCCCTGGAGCTTTCCGGCCAAGGATCGCTCCGGCCGCCTGGCCCAAGTCGAAGAGCCTCATCTCGGCCGCCTGATGGCGAAGATCCGGACGGCAGCGGCGCCTCCATCCGACCGGCTGACCTACGCCCCGCCACCCGCCGATCCGGCCGGTGCCGACCTTTCCCAACCGCAATCCTGATCAAAAAAAGGAGGTTCCCCATGGGTTCCTGGAACGACTTCAACGACGCGCAAAGCAACTCCAACCTCATCCCCAAGGGCACGCTGGCCAAGGTGCGCCTGACCATCCGCCCCGGCGGGTTCGACGATGCCTCGCAAGGCTGGACCGGCGGCTATGCCACGCGCGGCTCCACTGGTGCTGTTTATCTCAACGGTGAGTTCACCGTGACCGAGGGTCCGTATGCCCGTCGCAAGATCTTCACGCTGATTGGCCTCTACAGCCCCAAGGGGCCGGATTGGACCAACATGGGCCGCAGCCTGGTGCGCGGCATGCTGAACTCGGCGCGCGGGATTTCCGACAAGGACATGTCGGCGGAAGCGCAGGCCGCGCGGCGCATCAGTGGCTTTGCCGATCTCGACGGGATCGAGTTCATCGCGCGCATCGACATCGGCACCGATGCCAGCGGCGACGACAAGAACGAGATCCGCAGCGCGGTCACGCCTGACCATCGCGACTATGCGCAGATCATGGGCACGGCGCCCCTGCCGTTCAGCGGTAACGCCGGGCCGGGGGCCACTCCGCAGCAGAATGCTGCCGCCCCAACGTCCTCGTCCAATCCGCCAGCAGCCAACCCCGGTGCCCCCGGGCGGCCGAGCTGGGCACAGTAAGGGGGGATCGGTCATGCGCCTTCGCCCCCGCCAGAAAACCTTCGTCGAGCGCAGTGTTGCTGCGCTTGGCCAACACGGCAACACGCTGGGCGTGGCTCCCACCGGCGCGGGCAAAACCATCATGCTCTCGGCGATCACCGGCGAGATGATCGGCGATGGTGCCAAGGCCTGTGTCCTGGCGCATCGTGACGAGCTGACCGCGCAGAACCGCGCCAAGTTCCAGCGCGTGGTGCCGAAGGTGTCCACTTCGGTGATCGACGCCACGACGAAATCCTGGAGCGGCGACGTCACCTTCGCCATGGTGCCCACACTGGCGCGGGCGTCGAATCTGACCGACATGCCGCGCATCGATCTTCTGGTGATCGACGAGGCGCATCATGCGGTGGCGGACAGCTATCGCCGCATCATCGACCGGGTGCGCGACGCCAACCCGGATGCCTCGATCTTCGGAGTGACGGCAACGCCGACCCGGGGTGACCGCAAGGGACTGCGCGAGGTCTTCGACAACGTCGCCGACCAGGTGCGTCTGGGTGAGTTGATCGCCTCGGGGCACCTCGTTCCGCCGCGCACCTTTGTCATCGATGTTGGAGTGCAGGAGGAATTGAAATCGGTCCGCAAGACCAGCGCGGATTTCGACATGACCGAGGTGGCGGATATCATGGATCGCGCCCCGGTCACCGATGAGGTGATCCGCCACTGGCGTGAGAAGGCAGGTGACCGGCAGACCGTCGTCTTCTGTTCCACCGTCGCCCACGCCGAGCATGTGGCCGAGGCATTCCGCGCCGCGGGGATCACGGCCGCGCTGATCCATGGTGATCTGGCGGCTGAGACCCGCAAGGCCATCCTGGCTGATTACGCGTCGGGCGACATCCGCGTCGTCGTCAATGTCGCGGTGCTGACCGAAGGCTGGGACCATCCGCCGACGTCCTGCGTCGTGCTGCTGCGGCCCAGTTCCTACAAGTCCACCATGATCCAGATGGTCGGGCGCGGTCTGCGCACGGTCGATCCGGAGGAACACCCCGGCATCGTCAAGACCGACTGCGTCGTGCTGGATTTCGGGACGTCGAGCCTGATCCACGGAACGCTGGAACAGGATGTGGATCTGGATGGCAAGATCGGCACCGGTGAAGCTCCGACGAAAACTTGCCCGGCCTGCGCGGCGGAGATCCCGCTCGCCGCCACCGAATGCCCGCTCTGCGGCGAGGTATTGCTGCAGGATGAGGGCGAAGCCGGCGCGGACGCAATGCCGCTCTCGGGCTTTGTCATGACCGAGATCGACCTGCTGAAACGCTCCAGCTTCGCATGGGTCGATCTCTTCGGCACGGACGACGCGCTTATGGCCACGGGCTTCACAGCCTGGGGCGGCATCTTCTGGATGGACGGGGTCTGGTACGCCATTGGCGGCGCGAAGGGCGAGCGGCCACGCTTGCTGGGCGTCGGCGAACGCACCGTCTGCCTCGCGCAGGCCGACGATTGGCTCAACACCCACGAGAGCGATGAAAGCGCCTTCAAGACGCGAGGGTGGCTGCGCCAGCCACCGACGGACAAGCAGCTGAAATACCTGCCGTCCGAGTGCCGCCACGACTTCGGCCTGACGCGCTACCGCGCCTCGGCGCTGATGACCTTCGGCTTCAACAAGCGCGCCATCCAAGGGGTCGTAAATGCGGTGGCGGATCCCGAACGGAGGGCGGCATGACCCATGAAATATTCAGCCCCCATCACAGCCGAGGAGCGGCGGCGTCTCTGGCATCCACGTGGAACGCTCTGTGCTGTCTGCCGGCAACCCACGCGTGGTTTTGGCTGGCGCGATCCGCACCGCCCGGCGGCTTCGCCGCCACGATCATCGAAATGTGCGCGTACGCGCACGTGGCGGCCCCGGCCATCGGTCTGGTTCTGCTCGATGCCCTGCCAGGGCTTCTGGACGCGTTTGGCGCGGGAGCGTGTGGCCATGGTTGACCTGACCGAAGAAGAGCGCGCCGCCATCACCGCCACCATGAAACGCGTCGCACTGGTGATGGACGAGATCGGTTGGCAGACCACATTCGCCGATCTGACCGAGGCACAGGTGCGCGCCCTGATCGAGGAGGCCGTCGAGGGGTTCCGCGAGGCCATGGCGGACATCGCGGACATCGCCCGGGCCCAGACACCGGAGGTGCCGTTCTGATGCTGGACTTCAATCATCGCCCGTCCATGGCCGAGCGGATCAACGAACTGATCGACACCGCTCTCATTGCCGAGCGCGAGGCCACGCCGCCCCGGACTTATCTCGGCGCATCCCGCTTGGGTCATGCCTGCGAACGCGCGTTGCAATTCGAGTTTGCCGCTGCGCCAAAGGATGAGGGGGCTGATTTCGGCGGCCAGACGCTGCGGATATTCGCGATCGGCCACCAGTTAGAGGACCTCGCGATCCGCTGGCTGCGCGCGGCCGGGATCGATCTGGTCACGCAAAAACGCGATGGCGGCCAGTTCGGCTTTTCCGTCGCGGGCGGTCGCATCCGGGGCCATGTCGATGGGATCATTGCTGACGCTCCGGCAGCACTTGGTCTGCGCGCCCCGGCGCTCTGGGAATGCAAGACGATGAACGCGAAGAACTGGCGCGCCTGCGTCAAGGATGGGGTGACTGTCTCCAAACCCGTCTATGCCGCCCAGATCGCGATCTACCAGGCCTACATGGAGCCTTCGGTGCCGGGGATATCGGCCGCACCGGCGCTGTTCACCGCGATCAACAAGGACACCGCCGAGCTGCACCATGAGCTGGTGCCCTTCGATGCCGACCTGGCGCAGCGTATGTCCGACCGCGCCGTGAGGATCCTGCAGGCCACAGATGCAGGTGAACTGCTGCCCCGCATCGCCGCCAACCGCGATTTTTTCGAATGCCGCTTTTGCGACTACGCCGAGCGGTGTTGGGGCCTCCCCAAATGACAGACGAGCCAACCGATTCCGGCGAGGACCCATCCATGCGCGACGACACGGTGCCTGATGAGGCCAAAGAAAACATCGTCCACTTCAATCCATGGCGCGACTTCAACGACGCGGCCCCGCAGATTGATGTGTTCGGCGACGAGCCGGACCCTGCGCAGATCGCCCAGTTCATGCAGGTCGTCTTTGGCTACTGCGACGGGCTGATCCCGGTTCGCAGTTTCATCGACAAGGGTCAGGGCATCGATGGCCGCCCGCACAACATCTGGATCGAAGCGGATCAGGCCGCCCCGGAGAAGATGGCCACCTTCGCAACATGGGCCTCGCGGGAGGGCGCAGCGGTCTATGTCATCCCCGGCACCGTGGCCGCGCCCGGCCAAGCCAAGGCCGCCGATATCCTGCAGATGCAGACGGTGGTCGTCGACCTGGACACCGGCGACATTGCCACCAAGCGCGCCCATCTGGAGCGCCATCTTGGTGCGCCGACCATGGTGGTGGAAAGCGGCGGTGTGACACCTGAGGGCCAGCGCAAGGCCCATGTCTGGTGGGCGCTCACCGAGTCCGCCGAGGGCGATGATATTCGTCGTGTCTGCCGACTGCGCGGCGACATTGCTGCCAAGATCGGCGGGGATATGCATTTCCGCTCCGCTCACCAGCCGATCCGGGTCGCGGGCTCGGTCTATTACAAGAACAGCCTGAAAACGCAGGTCCGGATCGTCGAGTTGAACGCCGACCGCGAACGCGATCTGGCCGAGTTCGTCGAAGCCGTGACCGACATGCCGCCCGCCCCGGGTGTGTCCCTGCAGCCCGCGTTCACCCATCCGGAAAAACCCGCCATGGACGATGTGCTGGTCACGCCGGTGCGCGAGGGCGCGCAGGACGATTGGTCCCGCTTTGAGGGCGCTTCGGCCGCGATCGGACATTTCATCCGCATGGTCCATGAGGGGCGCATGTCCAAGGACGAGGGCTGGGAAGGCATCTGCGGCTACAACGCCGCGATGCTGCGGCCGCAGTGGTCGGTGGAGCGGCTCAAGCGCGAGTCCGAGCGGCTCTGGGAGCGGCATGTCGAGAAATACGGGCCGCCGCTGATCCGACTGGATTCCGGCGCACCAGGGCCGGTTGAGATGCCCGCTTTCACGCTTGGTGCGCTGCTGGATGACCAGAGCCCCATGCCGGAGGACATCATTGCACCGCGCGTGCTGACGCCAGGCGGGCTGCTGGTGCTGGGTGGCGCGCCCAAGGTCGGCAAGAGCGATCTGCTGATCTCCTGGCTGGTGCACATGGCCGCAGGACGGCCCTTCCTCGGCTTCACGCCGCCACGGCCGCTGCGCATCTTCTACCTGCAGGCCGAGATCCAGTATCACTATCTGCGGGAGCGTCTGCGCCAGATCGCCCTGCCGCCAGAGGTGTTGGCCGCGGCGCGTGACACCTTCGTGGCCACGCCCAAGCTGAAGATGCTGCTCGACAACGAGGGCAGTGTGCGCGTGGCACGCGCCGTGCAAAAAGCGTTCCCGGAGGCACCGCCCGACATCCTCTGCGTCGACCCGATCCGCAACCTCTTTGACGGCGGGCCCGATGGCGGCGGCGAAAACGACAACACCGCCATGATGTTCTTCCTGAAGGAACGGGTGGAGGTCCTGCGTGACCACATCGACCCCGACTGCGGCGTGATCCTTGTCCATCACACGAAGAAGCTCTCGAAGCACCAGGTCAAGGAGGACCCCTTCCTCGCACTCTCCGGCGCCAGCGCGCTGCGCGGCTTCTACACCACCGGCCTGATCCTGCATCGCCCCGACGAGGATTGCTCGCAGCGCAAGCTGGAGATCGAGCTGCGCAATGGTCCCGGGCTGCCGCCCAAGGTGATCGACAAGGTCGGCGGTCAATGGGTCGAGATCAACCCGATGAACGAACGCCTCGTCCGTCAGGAGGTCGGCGCAAAATACGATGCCGAGCGGGATCGGAAGGGCGAGGTGATCATCGATATCCTCGAACGCGAAGCGCGTGCGGGGCGCATGTACACCATGACGCTTTTCGCAGAGTCATTCGAGAACGAGGGCGGTCTGAGCGGACAAACGAGCATCCGTGACCGGCTGAACGTCCTGACCACCAAGGGCGTGATCAAGTTCGTCAAGGCGGATGCAGCCAGCGATCTGGGCTTGCCGACGGATCGAAGCAAATACGGATACCTGTGTACCGAATTCATGGAACTGGCGACCGGCGAAGACCTGGCCGATCCCGATACGGGTGAAGTCTTTCCCGCCCACATTCGCGTCCGCCCCAGCCATTACAAATGCGCGCAGACAGGGGCCGTCTTGCCGGTCGAAAACCCCGAGATCTGGGTCCGTCCGGAGGGGGCGAATTCATGAGTTTCGGTGCCCTGATCCCATCCGGAATCTGGCATCTCATATCCGGAATCTGGCCAGATTTCGCGAAATCTGGAATCTGCAATCTGGCCGTAATCTGGATTTTCACATTGGTTTTCAATGGCTTGAGGGGCTCATTCCAGATTTCGGATGGCCATCTCCGCAATCTGATCCGCAATCTGGATTATCTCAATGAATTCAGAGACTTCCGCCAGATTCCAGATTTCGGAAAAAGCACCCCTAAAGGGGTGGGTGGTCTCCCCCGCAAGGGGGGAGGCCACCACCCACCCCTGGGCATCCGACGACGGCGGCCGGTACCGCCAAGCATCAACCGCCGTCGTCTTCCACCCGAGCAGCCAACCCGAAAAGGAGACCACCCATGGCTGATACGACTCTCGCCAGCGCCAATCTCGGCGCAACCCCGAAACCGCCCATGCCGCCAGAGCCCGCGCGGACCATCCTCGCCCTCGACCTCGGCACCACGACCGGCTGGGCGCTGCGCGGCTTTGATGGGCTGATCACCAGCGGCACCGTGAGCTTCAAGCCCGGCCGCTACGACGGCGGTGGCATGCGCTACCTGCGGTTCACCAACTGGCTGACGGAGCTGGACCGGTTGTCGGGGCCGATTGCGGCGATCTGGTTCGAAGAGGTCCGGCGCCATGCCGGCACCGACGCGAGCCACGTCTACGGGGGTCTGATGGCCACGCTGACCGCGTGGGCGGAACTGCGGAGCATCCCGTATGAGGGCGTCCCGGTTGGCACAATCAAGCGCCACGCCACCGGTCGCGGCAACGCGCCGAAGCAGGCCATGATTGACGCCGCCCGAAATCGTGGTTTCAGCCCGGCGGACGACAACGAGGCCGATGCCATCGCCATCCTGCTCTGGGCCATCGAGACCCGGGGAGGTGTGCAATGAGCGGCATGCGGTTCACGCCGAAGGGATACGGCGGACACCGCCGCGATCCCGACGAGGTCAAGCGCGACGGCTGGCATGAACAGCAGATGCTGGCGGTTTCGCTCGATGATCATCGGCTCACCTGGCCCGAGCGCGAACTGGTCCGCCAGCTTGGCGAAAAGCTCTACGGTAAGCTGCCTGCAGTCCGTGAGGTGCGCAATGGCCGATGACTGGACCACAGGCCCTGTGCAGGACCGGTTGGAACTGGCGGCGGATGTGTTCCGCCAGTTGCCCGGCGTGAAACCCACGGGGTATTTCAACGCCTGGCCCGAGTACTTCCACAGCTTCGGCGACAAGGTTGGCCAGGAGCCGCGGATGCGTCGCCCCCGGCCGGGCCCGCGCGAGATCACGCAGGCCGAGGAGGCGATGCTCTGGCTGCGCTGGCTCGAGAAGGACGATGCGCGGATCGTCTGGCTCCGGGCCAACGGCCGGCAGTGGAAGCCGATCTGCTGGGAGCTGGGGATCAGCCGCGCCACGGCGAACCGGCGCTGGCAGTACGGCATCGCGGTGATCGTCTGGCGGCTGAACGGCCGTCGCATTCCCAAGGGCAGGTCGAAGCAGTTCGTGGTTTCCAAGGCGGACGGAACTTGAATAGGGAACGAAGCCTATTCAAGTTTGAGGCCATATGCCTTAATAAGGCGCAACAGTTGTTAAAGGTTCGCACGATGACGGAAGACCGCAATCAAAGGCTGGGCACCTTCGTTGAAACAAACGCGGGCGGCGAATGCGTGCGCGCCTTCGTGCCTGCGCCGCTGCCGCCAGACCCGCCGCTGGACCTGCCGCAGCTGATGAGCGTCTACGAGCGTGCCATCGCCGCGGTCGGCCGCCTCGACGGGGTGACGACGATCCTGCCGTCAACGCCGCTCTTCCTCTACATGTACGTCCGTAAGGAGGCGCTGCTGTCGTCGCAAATCGAGGGGACGCAGTCCTCTCTGTCCGACCTGCTGCTCTTCGAAAACGACGAGGCGCCCACGGTCGAACTGGACGATGTCACCGAGGTGTCCAACTACGTCGCGGCGATCGAGCATGGCGTCGCCCGTATCCGCGGCGGCTTCCCGCTTTCGCTCAGGCTGATCCGTGAGATGCACGAGATCATTCTGAGGTCCGGTCGCGGCGCCACCAAGCAGCCCGGCGAGTTCCGCCGTTCGCAGAACTGGATCGGGGGCACACGTCCGGGCAACGCCCTGTTCGTGCCGCCGCCGCCAAACCACCTCGACGCCTGCCTCGATGCATTCGAACACTTCCTGCACTCTCGCGAAGCGGGCCTCCCGCCGCTCATCCGGGCCGGGCTTGCCCACGTCCAGTTCGAGAGCATCCACCCGTTCCTCGACGGTAATGGCCGGCTGGGACGGTTGCTCATCACGCTCGTCCTCGTCGAGGCCGGCGTTCTGCGCGAGCCGATCCTCTACCTCAGCCTGTTCCTGAAGTCCCGGCGTGACGACTACTACCGGCTCCTGCAGGAAGTCCGCCAGGCCGGCGCCTGGGAAGCCTGGATGGAGTTCTTCCTCACCGGGGTCGCAGAGACGGCCGAGCAAGCCTCGGAGACCGCACGCGACCTGATCGCCATGTTCGAGGCGCACCGCCAGCAGATCGGAACGCTCGGACGCTCCGCACCGTCGGCGCTGCGTGTGCATGAGTTCATGCAGGCCCGGCCGATCGTCACCATCCAGACGGTCGCGGACGGTCTCAAGACCTCGTTCCCGACCGCGAGTGGCGCGCTCGAGAAGCTGGCGGATCTTGGCATCGTGCGCGAGACGACCGGCAAGCAGCGCGGCCGCATTTACGCATATTCCGACTATCTCGCGCTTCTGAATCGGGGAACTGAGCCTTTGCGCGCCTGATCGCCGTCAAGCCTGTCAACCCCTTCCGGCCTCGTGAGACATTTTTCCGTGAGACACCGGCGGACGAGACAAATCCGGCGCTGTGGGCTACAAATCGGGCATACTCGCGAGAGACGTGCCTGAAAGCGGGATTGTACGGGTCCTTCCCGGCTGCAAAGCTATACGGGGGGGCGCAGTGCTGCGCTTTCCCAGTGACACCGCCGAAAACAGCCGTTTCGTTTCGTTTCGCGCGCAACCCCAAAGAAACAAGGGCCTGACGGCCTGACGCACCACACCTGAACCGAAACGGGGGGCTGACCCCATTTCGGTTCGCGCCCTGCGAGAGGGTCGGTGCGCTGCAGGCGGTCTGGCGACAGCGCTTCCGGCGGATGCGGGTTGGCGGGGATCGCGCCAACCTTTGGTGAGTGCTACTTGATCTTCTTGCCGGCGAGAACGAGCGAGGACTTGCCCTCCGCCGCAGCAGCAGTCGCCGAAACCTTCGGCTTCTCCTGCTTGGGTTTCTTGATCTCTTTG